TCACATCGTGGCGTTGTCGGCCCGGTTGCGGACGACGAAGGAGAAGGCGAAGCGCGGGTCGCGCCCGCACTTGGGGCTGTTCACGAACCCTGGTGACGTGTCCCACGCGTTCCTCTACAACCTGTTCGTCGTGCCGACCGACTACGGCAACGAGGTTGTCGTGTTCAACGTCGCGAACGGGATCGAGCGTGCGTTCCCTGTGCGTTCGTATCGGGCGCCGGTCCCGGTGCGTGAGGCGACGTTCGATGAGATCGATGACATCCTGATTCCGTGGGCGCAGCAGTTGGAGGTGGAATGCGATCCGGAGACCGAGCTGGCGGTGGCGTTCGTGCCGTCGAAGGCGACGGACAACCCGCACATCGACCGGTCGTACCTCAAGTTCCTCAACGCTCTGCCTGACCGCCGGCGCCGCCAGTTGCGTGACGGTGATTGGGACACGTTCGAGGGCCAGTTCTTCGAGGAATGGGCCCGCGATTCGCATGTGGTCCCGGCGTTCGACATCCCTGAGCATTGGCCGAGAGCGAGGGCGGCTGACTACGGGTCGGCTGCACCGTGGGCGTGCTACTGGGGGGCGTGGGAACCGGAGACGGGGAACTGTTACGTGTACCGGGAGCGGTACGGGGCGGGTCTGTCGCCGCAGCAACAGGGTCGTGCGGCGAAGGATGCGTCGGTGATCGTCCGTCAGGATGGGTCGTCGGTGAAGGAGACGTACTTCGCGAGCGTGGGCGACCCTTCGGTGTTCTCGAACTCGCGTGGTCAGGGCAAGTCGATCGCGGACCTGTGGCGCGAGGCCGGCTTCACCGTGTCCCGGGCGAAGAACGCTCGTGTGGCCGGGTGGGCGAACATGCGCCAATACCTGTGGGACCACGAGAAGGACAACGGCGACGACCTCCCAGCCGGCGGGCCTCGGCTGTTCGTGTTCGACACCTGCCCTGATCTGATTCGCACGATGCCGTTGCAGCAGCGCGACAAGGACAACCCGGAGGACTTGAACACGAAGCTCGAGGATCACGCGTGCGTGGCTCCGGACACGCTGGTCGCTACCCGTCGTGGTGAGGTGCCCATCTCGACTGTGGTATCTGGCGATGAGGTGGCGACGCGTGCGGGGTGGCGCAGGGTTGAGTGGGCTGGGGTGACGGGTGTTCGGCCGTTGGTGCGTCTGTCGTTGCCGGATGGCGGCTGGTTGGACTGCACGGAAGATCATCCGGTGTGGACCGAGAACCGTGGGTGGATTGCCGCAGGATCAGTAGCGCATTGCGATACGCTTCATGCGCTATGGACCCCATTGTCGTCTCCCCCACGATCCAAGACTACCTGTGCGGGTTCTACTTCCAGCACAAGGCAAGCCGGCTTCATCGAGTGGTCTGGCAATCTGAGCGTGGTCCCGTCCCCGAAGGCCACCACGTCCATCATGTCAATGGGGACCGGGCCGACAATCGGCTCGCCAATCTCGAACTCATGGACGGCTCAGATCACGTCGGCCTTCACGCCGCCGAGCGCACGCCTGCTCGGGTTGCTGCCGCTCAACGCGCGCTTCCGCGTCTCATCGCTGGAAACGCCCGACTCACCGCCGAGCAGCGAGCAGAAGCCGCCCGGCTCGGGTGGCTCACCACGAAGCGCGATCATCTCGTCATCTGCCAGACGTGCGGGTGCGAAGTGCTCACGCCGGTTCCGTCACGGACCAAGTTCTGTGGGCTCAACTGCCGCCAGGCCGCAGTGCGAGCTCGCAAGCGTGCCGCTCGGCTACAGCAGCCCGGTATGGAACCTGCTGGTTGAGGGCGAGCACGAGTTCTACGCGAACGGATACCTCGTCCATAACTGCGACGCGATCCGTTACCTGTTGGCGTTGCGGCCGTTGCAGGCGGGTCCGTCCACGAGGGCACCAAAGACGGGGCAGTCGTTGGATCAGAGGTTCACGTTCCGGCTGCGTCAGTTCGACAAGAAGCACAGAAACCGGAGGCAAGGATGGACGTAAGGCAAGGTTTTCAGGTGGCGCCGGGGCAGTGTTTCACCTGCCGCACGAGCGATCCGAAGGCGTGGGTGATCGACACCGGGCAGGATCATCCGGAGGTGGTGCGCCGGCATCGCATCTACATCTGTTCGGGGTGTGTGTTGGCGATGGCGAAGATGTTGACCCCGCACACTGATGTGATGCTCGTGTCGGCGGATGCGTTGCAGGTGATGCACGGCACCACCGCACTGTCGGAGTCGTACCGTGAGCGCGCTGAGGCGGCTGAGGGTCAGTTGACCGAGTTGGCGTCCCTGGTGACGCTGAGGACTGTCTGATGGACGCACAGCGCTACACCCACGTCAACAACGTTGATGAGATGTCCCGGCCCGCTGGCGGGCGCGCTGACGGCATCGGCATCACGATCGAATGGCAGAACGGGCCGCTTGGCCGCTTCCCCGACCGCGCCGACCCCAATGGCGCTTTCGTGGAGGACATCATCCGCATCGCTGCGGAGCGCATCGAGTTCTACCAGCAGTCGCAGTTCGCCTCGTTGGACAACGCCGTTGCTCTCGGCCACCTGCAAGCTGCGCTGACGGCGCTGAACTTCCGCACTCTGCGCCGCGAACTCGCCGGCGTCGAGGGAACGCACGAGGGAACGTGATGGAGTTGTCGCCGCGTCTGATCCGCCGGGTGAACGAGCTCGAGCTTGTCGTGCCGAAGGTGTCGCGCCTGTCGCCGTTGAAGCGGCGCGAGGCGAAGCAGGCTGCGGCGGCGATGGTTGCTGCGGAGTGGCCGGCACACCTCGCCAGGTTGCAGGCCGCGGACGCGAAGCGTGCCCGCCGGCGTGCCCGGAATCTGGGGCTGGGCTGATGATTGACCACCGACCCGAAGTGATGGAGCAGAACGGCAACCGGGCAATGCTGCGCGAGATCACCCGCGAAGTGCGCGAGCACAGCACGAAGCACCCCGGGAGTGTCCGCCGTTCGGACAAGAACCGGGCCCGCCAGACAGCCAAGCGCTCCAAGGCGTCGCGCCGGGGGAACCGCTGATGTGGCAGAACCTTGTGCTTGCTGGGATTGGTGGGTGGTGCGCTCATGCGGCGTTCCTGCCGTTCTGGCGGCGGGTGCGCGCCGGGCAACCGTTGCGTGATGCTGTGACCAACCGACAGGACCGCGACCGGAGACGCATCCCCCGACCGACCGAGGTTCCCTGATGGCAACGATGGCCCCGTACAAAACCCCTGACGCCGGCGAGATCAAGCGCCGCTGGCAGGCGTGCACCGACGACATGCTCGCCGCCCGCCGTTCCCTGTCGCTGAATGACTCGTTCTTCCACGGTGAGCAGTGGGTCGGCTGGAACGACGCGACACACGTGGTGGACACGTTGGACTTCACGTCGCAGGAGGACGCGGCCAGGCGGACGACGGTGAACAAGATCAAGCCGCGCACCGTGCAGTTCGAGGCCCGTTGTCTGCGGACTCCGTTGGAGTTCGAGCCACGCCCCGAGGGCACCGACGCGGAGGACATTCGCCGCAACCGCATCGCGCAGCAGGTGCTCGCCGTGGACGCTCACCGCAAGGACTGGGAGCTCGTGCGCGCCGATCAGATGCACTTTCTGATGCTCGGCGGGGTGTCGGCGGTGTCGATCGAACCGGACTGGGAGTACAAGACGGCGCCGGTGCCGGATGCTTCGACGGGCGAGTTGATTCGTGTGCCGGATCGGCCGTCACCGAAGTTCACCGCGATGACCGCCGACGAGTTCGGCCTCGAACCCGGTGTGCGCTCGTCCAGGGATGCGCGCTGGTGGATTCGCTGCACCACCCTCACCCCGGAGCAGGCGCGCGATCACTACAAGCTCGACTACCTGCCCACCCCGGACGGGCAGGCATCCCGGTCTGCGATGCACCGCATGTTGTCGTCGCGTAAGGCTGACCGCACCCCCCGCGTCTGCCTCGTGTACGTCCTATACGAACGCCCGTGCGGCGACTGCCCCGGCGTCGTGGTGCACGTCATCGGTGACAAGGTGGTGCTCGAGCACGAGTGGCCGTTCCCGTGGGACCACGAGCTGAACCTGCGGACGTTCATCCAGACCCGCCGGGCCGGCACATGGAAGGGCGACACGTTCCTGAACGACTGCCGCCAGTTGCAAGTCAACCTGAATCGGGCGTACACGACGATCAACTCACACATGGGGAAGGCGGACAACGCCCGGATGGTGCTGCCGCAGGGTGCGATGGTCGATGAGGACGACGAGCTCACCGGCGAGGTGGGGGAGATCATCCGCGTCAACCCGGATTCGACGCCGCCGTTCTGGATGCAACCCCCGCAGGTGGCCCGCTGGCTGCGCGAGCACATCGCGTCGATGATTGACGAACTCGATGACGCGTTCTCTGCCCATGCAGTGACGCGCGGGCAGGCGCCCGGTGACCGCAACTCGGGGCTGGCGTTGTCGATCCTGGCCGAGAAGGACGAAACCCCGCTGGGGCTCATGGCGGCGGATCAGCAGCGCGGGTGGCAGTGGCTCGCTGAGGCGCACTTGAAGCTCACGAAGCACATGGTGGCCAAGGCGTCGCAGCACCCGGACCCGGCGCAGCGGATGGCCCCGCAGACATACACCGACGTGATGCTCGCGAAGGACGGTGCCCCGGAGAAGGTCGAGTGGTCGGCGGCTGACCTGCCCGACCACCCGATCGTGCATGTCCCGCTCGAGTCGGTGATGCCGCGGTCGCAGTCGGCGGTGCAGCAGCAGATGCTCACCCTGGCGCAGACGTTCCCGCAGATGTTCCAAGGTCTCGGGCCCGGCGAGCTCGCTGTCGTGCTGCAGACCCCCGATCCGACTGCGTTCACCCGTGAGATCGACCCGCAGATCAACCTTGCGGACTGGGAGAACTCGCGGATGGTCGTCGGCGCGGAGGACGAGGAAGTCGAGATTGCCGACTGGCACGACCACGACATCCACGTTCAGCGCCACAACCGGCTGCGCGCCTCCGCGGCGTACCGTGACGCCCCGCAGCAGGTGCGCCAGTACATCGACTTGCACGTTGACGCCCACGCCACCCTGGCGCAGCAGGCGATGATGCAACAGATTCAGCAGCAGATGGCTGCACAACAGTCTGCCCCGGTGGATGCCGGGGCGGGTAACCAACCACCGGAGGAACCACCGCAATGAGCATCGACAACACGTCCACCCCGCCGCCCACCGTCCCCGCCGCCCCACCGGTCGTGGACAACGCGCCGAAGGACTACCAGGCGCTCTACACCGCTGAGGTGCAGGCCCGCATCGCTGAGCGCGAGAAGTACAAGCCGTTCGCGCAGACGATCGGGAATCTGCGCCAGGAGGATCAGCAGGCGATCCTCGGGCTCGCTGACGCTGTGGCTGCGGGTGACACCGCGGCGATCGCGGAGTGGTCCGCGAGCACGTACCGCAACGTGACCGGCGCGGAAATCGCTGCCGGTGTTGCGGCCAAGGTCGCCGGCGAGGGCGCCTCCCCCCCCGCCCCCGCCGGCGAACCCCCGGCTGCCGCCCCCGCTGTGGGGATGACGCCGGATCAGATCGCGGAACTCGTCCGCACGGAGACAGCGAAGGCGGTTGCCCGGGACCAGTTGGTCGGCCAGATTCGCAGCGAGCTCTCCGCTGCCGGGTACGAGCACAACACCCCGGCCGGGCAGACGATCCTCGCGTACGCGCAGGCGAACCCGCGGCTGACGATGGCTGACGCGATCGCGTGGTACTCGACGGACCTGCAGACCCAGTACACCCGCCACATCAGCGCTGCCGCAGCGGCGGGTGGTGCTCTGCCGGCACCGGCTGGCGCCCCTGCGGCGCCGGTCACTGGTGCGACGCCGCGTGAGCGTGCAATGGCCCGACTGCAACAGCGAGGGTGATCCTTGTATTCGTCTGTGGGGTGGCGTATCGTGAGACCGTGTAAGCGGTTCCGCCTCATGGATGTGTAGGTAGCGCCCGACCTGAGTGGATGCTCGGCCGGAACGTGGAATCGGAAGAACGGCCAGAACTCGCAAGGCAACCGTGGATGCGGTGCGGTGGGTGGAGGCCGGTGAGTCCCCCTTCCCCCTCCCATTTCAAGGAGCATCCTCATGGCAACATCCACTCAGGTTGACGCGATCCTTCGCGACGACTACCGCGAAGACTGGGACCAGCTCAACAACGCATGTTGGCTGCTCGCACAGATCGAGACGAAGCGCGACACCGTGCAGGGTCGCATCGCCCGCCACGTCATCCACACCGGCCGCTCCGGCGGTATTGGTGCCCGTCGTGAAGGCGTCGCCCTCCCCGCCGCCGGCCGTCAGCGCCACAGTTCACTGCCGATCCCGGTCCGCTGGAACACCGCACGCATCCAACTCACCGTGCAGTTGATGAACATGGCGAAGGGTGAGCCCGGCGCATTCGTGGACGCCCTCGAATCCGAGATGGGTGGCATCAAGAAGGACGCGATGCGCGACATCAACCGGCAACTGTTCGGCACCTCGAACGGTGTCATCGCCACCTGTGGCACGACCACCACGTCAGCGACGATCGTGCTGGCGACCACGACCACGGCGGCGCAGATGCGTCACCTGTACGTCGGCCGGTTCGTGGATGTCGGCACCGTCGCCTCGCCGCAGACCGTGGCGTCGAACCGTGAGATCACCGCTGTGGACACCACGAACAAGACGATCACCGTCTCGGGTGCAACGATGTCCACCACCGGTTCGCACTTCATCTTCAACTACAACTCCGGTGGCGCTTCCGACAACTCCGGGGCGCAGGAAGATGGTCAGTCGGAGTGCACCGGTCTGCAGACGATCCTCTCCAACTCGGCCACCCTGCACACCCTCACGGTGGCGTCGGTGCCGGTGTGGAAGGCGAACGTGTACGCCAACTCGGGCACCAACCGGCCGATCAGCGACACCCTCGTGGACTACGCGCTGCTCGACATCGCCGCACAGTCGGGCGAGTCGCCCGACATGATGGTGTCGAACATCGGCGTGTTCGTCCAGGGCAAGGGCGTCCTGTCCGCCTACCAGCGCAACCTCGACACCGTGGAGATGAAGGGCGGGTTCACCGGCATCCGGTGGAACACCCCCGGCGTCTCCGGTTCCGGCGTCAAGGACCTGGCGTGGACCACCGACTTCGACGCACCGGCCAACCGGCTCGAGCTGCTCAACAGCTCGAAGCTCGTGTGTCACCAGATCGCAGAGGGCTGGCAGTGGATGGACGACGACGGCGCCGTGCTGTCCCGTGTCCCCGACCATCTCGCCTACGAGGCGGTGCTCTACACGAGCATGGAGCTCGGCTGCGTGCAGCGCAACGCGCACGGTTCGATCCAAGACCTCGCTGAGACCACGGCCTGAGCCGACCGAATGTGACGGCAGGCGCAGTTCTCTCCGGTCTGCGCCTGCCGTCCTTCACGAAAGGATGAGTCATGGCTCTCACAGTTGCTCTCGATGGGTTCCCTCGGCTGCTCGGCAATCGCCGGGTGGTGACTGGGCAGATCACGTTCGACAGTTCGTATCCGACTGGCGGCGAGTCGCTGCCCCTCACTGCGCTCGGTCTCACGACCGTGCAGAACATCGACATCACCAACGTGTTCGCGTCGTCCACCACCTCGTATGTGGTGGCGTGGAACAAGTCGGCCACCGCGCCGCTGTTGCAGGTGTTCTTCGGTGACAACAACAACGCTGCCGACGCGGCGTTCCTCGAGGTGGCGAACACCACGGACCTGTCTGCGACGGTCGTGCGGTTCGAGGCGACGGGCTGGTAGCAGATGGCTGATGACCGGTTGATGTCCCGCCTCGCGGCGAACGGCACCCTGTGGATGTCCCCTGCCGCCGTTGGCGCGATGCAGGACATCGACCGGCGCATCAAGGAAGGCGACGAGTCCGGGTGGCGGGGCGACCCGTCGATGGGCTTGTTCTACAATCAGAAGCTCCACCGGTTCGAGGTGTGGGGCATCGACGTGACCGGCAAGGAGTACCTGGCCGCCGCGAACGACGATCTGGACATCAACCTCGTCATCAAGCTGCGTGACGGCGACCCTCGCAAGAATGACGTGTTCCAGCGGGTGATCGACAACAACCTTCGCATTCAGGCTGACGCTGATCGGGCTGAGGCTGAGCGGTTGGCTGCGTTGGGCGACAAGTTGCAGTGGGCGATCCGCCAGGACTTCGGCGCCCATTTGGGCGGTCGCAAGCGCCTGCACGCGGTGTCGGAGTTCCACAAGAAGGAGGCTGCTGGTGCAGCGTGAACGCAAGTTTCAGACGCTCGACAGTGCCGAGACGTTCAACGTGAAGGTTGACCGGGTGGACCGTTGCGGCTTCCAGTTGGCCTCGGGGCTCACTGGCACGGTGTCGTTCGAGGCGTCCGTGGACGGGACGAACTTCGTCGCACTGGGCGTCACCCCCGCCGCCGGGTCCGCTGTCGTGACATCGACCATCGCTGCTGGTGCGTGGACCGCAGATGTCGCCGCGTACGAGTCGGTGCAGATGCGTGTGTCCACCTACACGTCGGGCACCGCCACGGCGTGCATCGCCCCTGCGGTCACCGCGAAGTAGGCCACACGATGAACCGGGGAGAACTCAAGGCGGCGCTGTCATCGCGTCTCGGGATTCCCCCTACCGGCGACGGGCTGATTACCGGCGCGGCGCTGGCCGAGTGTCTTGATCTGGCGCTCACCGATCTGTCCGACGCGAAGCAGTGGCCGTGGCTGCTCACCTCCGCGTCGTTGACGTTCACCGCCGGTGTGGCCCCGTTCCCCACGTCGCCCGCGGTCGCGGACGTACGCGAGCTTGAGATCGACGGGCGGCGCGCGAAGAAGGCGGGTTCGCTGCCAGAGTTCTTGGACGCGCTCGGTGAGCGCAATCGGTGTGTGTGGTTCGTGGAGGGCACGAACGTGAAGCTCGCCCCGGTCCCGGCGTCGGCGCCCACGTCGGCCACCCTGTACTACTCGCAGGCTGAGCCGGCGTTGGCGGCTGACGCACAGTCGCCGCTTGTCCCGCCGGTGCATCACAATGTGGTGCTCGCCCGGGCCGCGTATCACGCGAACGTGCGGCGCACCCGGTGGGAGGCCGCTGCTCAGGACAACGGCGAGTACGAGGCCGGGTTGAAGCGCATGGGCGACGCCGCGCGTTCGATTGGTGGGCAGCGTTCGGTCCGTCATGTCGGTGTGTCTCGTTGGGCGGTGTGGGCCTGATGGGCAAGACGTTCGACATCGTGTACGAGGACTTCTCCGGGGGCCACTACTTCGGTTCGCAGAGCACGAAGCAGCCGAAGAACACGTGGACCGGTGAGGGCATGATCCATTGCGCCGCGGACGGCACGCTGATGCCTGGCGCGCCGTTGGTCGCACATTCCGATGACAGCATTGCCGGCGGGTGGGCCGGCTACGTCGCTGACGGTTCGGCCGGGCTCCGCTACTTCCAGGTGGTGAGTGGTGCGTCAACGTTCGTGGTGGCCGGCGACGGGTCGTCTCCCTATTCTGTGTCAACCGCTCTGCCGCAGGGTCGCATGGTGCAGTTCTGTGGGCTGACGGTGATGGCCCTCGACTCGGCCCGGGTGATGGTCTACGATCCTGTTGCCGGGACGACGACTGTTCATGCGACGGGCCTGTTGGACCCGGGGTCAGGTGCCACGATCACGTTCGGCACGATGTATGCGTGGGATGCGTGGGTGTTGGGCACGTTCGAGAACCGCATCTACTTCTCGGCGCCGCTCGACGCAACGTCATGGAACTCGAACGACTACATCGACGTTGGCGACACGGGGTCCACGATCCGGGCCATCGTCAGCACGGTGCAGGGGATGCTCGTCGCGACGGCAACCGGGTGGTGGCAGATTTCCGGGGTGCTCGGGCAGACGACGGTGAAGCGGCAGGTCACGACGAAGGGGGTTGCCCAGCCGTCCTACTCTGGCGATGCTGCTGTTGACGCGGACCAGGGGGTGATGTTCAACGCCGGCGGGAACCCGCCTACCGCTGTCGTCGGGCTGCTTTCGGGCGCGCAGACACCGACCGTCCTGTGGGACTTGGCCGAGTCGGGGGGCATGGCCTCGTTCGCGAAGGTCAGCGGGCACTACGTGTTCGCGAACCGTGAGATGCTTGCGAGCGATTCGGTGCTGTATATGTGGTCGGAACGCACCCGCAACTGGCGGAAGATCGCGCTGCCCGCACGGGACACCGACTGGGACAAGGGGTTGGTGCGGGTCGCGTCCGACCTCAACGCCGAGGCATACAGCGCCTACATCGAGATGTCGGGGTTCAACCAGATGAGTGGCAACACCGACCGGGCGATCTACACGTACACGATCGACCCGTTCGACCCGCCCTACGATGCCGCCGGCACGGCGTACGCGTCAGCGACGGCCGAGCTCGCCGGGTACGACCACCCGCGCGAGTTCACAGTCGATGAGGTGATCTGCGAGCTGGACTTGGGTGTCACCTTGGACTTGGGTGTCAATAAGAGCCGGGCGGTTGGCGTGCAGATGGTCACCAACGCAGCGGTCATGGACTACTCGTCGTCCGTCAGTTCGCTCCACGATGCAGCCTCAGCGCTCCAAACGTTCACGCTGCCTGCGATGGCCTCGACTGCAGGTGAACGGGTGGTGGTCAGGTTCTCCCCGAACAACGGTGGCGCCACGTTCACCGCGGCGCCACGTATCACGTTGCGCGGCGTCAAGCTGCGCCGCTGTGTCGTCCGATGCAAGGAAGTGGCCTGATGGCGTTCCGATTCGCAGACCGCTGGCAGGGCCGGATTGGCAGCCTGTTCCCGGACAGCCCCAACCGTGAGGAACTGCTGGCGCTGCTCGAGGTGCGCGACCGCGATCTGGAAACCCGGCTGGAACCTTCGGCTTGGGCTGACGCGGTGCTTCTGAACTCGTGGGTCAACTTTGGGGGTACGGAGCAGGTGGCGCAGTACCGGTTGGTTGCGAGCGATCGCGTGGATTTGCGGGGCGTCATCAAGAGCGGCACGATCGGGTTCGTCCCGGCGTTCCCTCTGCCGGTGGGGCTCCGACCGCCGGCGAATCAGCCGATTGCCACGCTGTCCAACGGGGCGCACGCCGAGTTGTACGTCACGGCTGACGGCGAAGTCCAAGTCATCACCGGATCGAACGTGTCGGTGTCGCTTCACTGTTCGTTCTCGGTGGCCCCATGATCCCGTTCATCGACATCTCGAAGCACCAGGGTGCTGTGGATTTCAGGGTGATGGCGTCGCGCAACGTGCCGGGTGTGATCTGCCGGGCAGGGAACGGCACCCGGATCGACCCGACGTTCGTGGACTTCACCACCCGGGCCCGCGCTGCCGGGATGGTCGTGGGCGCGTACTGGTTCTGCAACCCTCGCGTCGGTTCGGCCCGCCAGCAGGGCGAGATGCTCGCTGCCGCACACAACGCGATGGGCTGCGACCTACCAGCGATGTTGGACGTGGAGGACTACTCGCGTGAGGCCGGGTCGGCGTCGAACGACCTGTACGGTCCCCGGTTCGCCGCCTGGTTGCACGACATGGCCGACACCGTTGCCGCCGGCACCGGGCGTGACCCACTGATCTACACGAACGCCGCCTACTGGAACCCTTCAGTGAACGACACCACGTTCGGTCACCTCGACCTCGTGTGCGCCCGATACCCGTTCTATTCGCCCGCAGCGTGCGCCGCGAACGTGCCACCGGTGGACGCTCGGGATTGGGATGACTGGCTGTTCGCCGCGACCTCGAAGCGCCCGCAGGTGCCTCGAGGGTGGGATACGTGGGCTGCCTGGCAGTTCTCGGCCGGGTACAACGGTCGCGGCTCCACCTACGGCTGCACGTCCGCCGACCTTGATCTGAACATCGCCCGTGACGACGCTTGGGAGCGTTGGATCGGCACCACCGCACCGCCGCCCTTGGAGGACGACATGCCTGTACGCCCGATCCCTGAACGCATCTACGACACCCGCATCACGAACCGGCCGCTCGCCGCCGGCGAGGTGCGCGAGGTGCCGATTTGGGCGCAGACGGTGGGGGTGAACATCACGGTCGTGTCCGCGGCTGATGATGGCTACCTCACCGCATGGGGCGCCGGCCCGAACCCGGGCACGTCGAATGTGCAGTTCCGTGCCGGGGTGCCGGCGGATAACTACGCCCGGGTGATGCTCGATGGTGGCCGGTTGCGGTTGTCGGCCACGTCGGCGTGTCACGTCATCATCGACCTGCAGGAATCGACCTGATGGTGAACGTGCCCATGATTCTCGCGGTGATCGTCGGGGTGATCGGCGTCATCGGTTCCGTCGCGGCAGCGGTCGCGGTGTCGCGCCAGTACGCGATCAAGGCGTCGCTCGAATCCATCATCGTCGCGAACAAGGAGCTGCGCGAGGAGAACGAGCACCTGCGGCAACGTCTCGCGGACGCCGAGAAGGTGACCGCGAATCTGGAAGGCCGGCTTGAGGTGTTCACTGCCCATTTCGCGGAGCAGATCGTCAAGGCCGTGGTGGAGACGGTGCAGCGCACTGCTGCTCTTGTCGGCACGGATTCGCGGACAACGACCACGCATACGCACACGCAGACGGCGGCGGTTGTCCCGTGACCGGCGCCGAGCTCGTCCACATTCTCGAATCCGTGTGGCGGCGTGAATGCCGCCGCACCGCCCGTCTACTGCGAAAGGTGTTCCCATGAATCCCACTGTCGGACGCATCGTCCACTTCCACCCCAACGAGCATGACTCGCTCTACAAGAACAACTCGGCTGAGTTCCACGCTGCGATCATCACGCAGGTGTGGACCCCGACGATGGTGAACATGATCGTGTTCCCCGCGTACGGACTGCCCGAGATCCGGTCATCGGTGACCCTGGGCAACAGCGCCAACGCGAACAGCTATTGGGCGTGGCCGCCCCGGGAGGGCTGATCCGTGAGTGAGAAGTTCATCGCTGCGTTCCGCAAGGCGGTCGCGACGTTCCTGTTCGCGTCGCTGGGCCTGCTGATCGGCGCCCCGCTGCTCGGCATCGACACCGAGACGTGGAAGCTCGCTGTCTCCACCGGTCTCGGCGCCGTGTTGAACCTCGTCTACCGCTGGGCTGAGAAGGCGCAGCACGACACCCCCAACGAAGGAGAATGACCGATGGCAACCGGGCACATGCTGACGAACAAGGGCAAGCTGCTGCTGATGCAGGGCTTGTGGGATGATGGCGCCGCGGGCGTCATCAAGTACGGGATGGTGAAGGTGCAGGGCGCTGCTGCTGACACCGCTGTTGAGGTGGCCGACTTGAACACGGTGACTGATCTGATCGTCACTGCCGGCTGCACCGAGTGCGACTTCACGAACTACGCGCGTGGGGCGCTCACCCGTTCGGCGGCAACGGAGGATGACGCGAACGACCGGGTGAACATGGATGCGTCCGACATCGTGATCGCATCCGCCGGCGGGGCGACGAACAACACGATCTTGGGTGTGTTCTTCTACGACGCGACCACGGACACGACCGACACGACCCGCCTGCTGATCTCGGTCGACTGGTTTGCGACCGGATTCCCGACGAACGGTGGCACGTACACGTACGCGATCACCGACCTGTACCGGGCGGCGTAGCCGATGGCTGACAACCCGACGATCGACAACGGGGCGCTGACCGACTTCGTTGTTGCCACCGACGACGACGGCACCGCGCAGGTTCAATGGGTCAAGCTCAAGTACGGCGCCGATGGGTCGTTCACCGCTGTTGACGCCAACAACCCGCTGCCGGTCGCCGCGTCGTTCACACAGACACAGGACGTTGCCTACGGTGTCGGCCCGGTTGGCATTGTCGGCGGTGTGCGCCGCGACTCCGATACCACCCCGGTGTCTGCTGACAACGACGTGCACCCGTTCATCTTCGATGAGGCCGGCCGCCTCAAGACGAGCACCTACCCGGCCTCAACGCCGACGACGACGGACACGATCACGGCGATTGCTGACACGGTGTCGATCGACGTGTCCCGCTACAGCAACCTGATGATCCACTGCAAGGGCACGTTCTCCACGGTGAACTGCACCTTCGAGGGTTCCATCGACGCCGGGACCACATGGTTCGCTGTGCAGGCTGTTCGCACGAACGCCAACACGATCGAGCTCACCACCGGCAACCTGTCGGCCGCACCCGCCTATGCGTGGGAGCTGTCGGTAAACGCCCTCACGAACTTCCGTGTGCGGGCCACCGCCTGGACTTCGGGCACGCAGACGTGGGTGATGGTCCCCGGCACCTATGCCACCGAGCCGATCCCCGCCGCACAGGTGACGGCCACGCAGCCGGTGTCGGGCACGGTGACGGCCACCCCTTCGGGTGTCGCCCTCGGCGTGGCCGACGATGCTGCGATCTCGGGCAACGCCATCCGTCAGGGCATCAAGGCATCGAACGCCATCCATACCGCCATGTCGGCGGACAACGATATGGTGACACCAGCCGCTGACCGCAGGGGCCAGCAGTTCGTCATGCCAGGCCGGGCGTCAGTCGCCACCTTGACCAACGTGAGTGGCTCGGCGTCATCGGTGTCGCTGCTGGCGTCGAACACGTCACGCATGGGCGTGATCTTGGTCAACGACTCGACCGCCACCCTGTACCTCAAGTTCGGTACCACCGCTTCGGCCACGTCGTTCACGTACAAGCTCGACCCCGGCATGACGTGGGAGATGGCGGCACCGGTCTACACCGGCGCCATCGACGGCATCTGGACGGCGGCGGCCGGCGCCGCCCGCATCACGGAGCAGACCTCGTAATGCCCGTCTACTCGCCCTACCGAGAGACACGCAGGGTGGTGCTCACCGACGCGGCGCAGTCCATCGCCAACGCCACTGCATCCGATGTCACGTGGGGCACCGAGGTGACCGACCCGCGAGGGTGGACTTCGGGTGGGTCCGCAACGCTCACGTGTCCGACCGGCGACGAGGGCGGCTACTCGGTGTCATACGTTGGGGGCTGGGCCACCAACCCGACGATCACGAACTTCGTGTCGGTGCAGATCAACGGCGTCGCCACCTACTCGGCGTCCGTGAACGTGAACCTGAACGAAGTGACCTGCTCGTTCGACCGCACCTTCGCCGCTGGCGACACATTGAAGTTCGTGGTGTACCAGGCGTCGGGCGCGGCCATCAACATCACGTCCCGCCTCGAGCTGTCGTGGCTCGGTCCGTGATCGGGTAGCACATGAGCCTGTTGCTGCTGTTCCGGCCTTCGGCTCCCTCGGGGTCGGGGAACACCGCGCAGGTCGCCACCCTGACACTCACGGCTGTCCCGGGGGTGTCGTCCGGTGGCGCGGCTGGCAACACCGCGCAGACGGGTGGTCTGACGTTCACGGCTGTGCCTGGCGTGTCGTCGGGCGGGCCTGCTGGCAACACCGCGCAGGTCGCAACGATCACCCTCACCGCGCGACCGGGAACGTCCGCCGGTGGTGCTGCCTCGACCACCGCGCAGGTAGCGACGCTCACTCTCACCGGTCGCGCGGGGGTCTCCACCGGTGGGGCTGCAGCGATGCCTTCGCAGACCCGGACGATCACCCTCACCGGTGTTCCGGGCACGAGCAGCGGCGGACCCGCTGGCAACACGGCGCAGACGGCGACACTGACGATCACGGGCGTCCAGGGGGTCTCCACTCCCGGCGGGGCAGGCAACACCGCGCAAGTCGGGGCGCTGACCCTCACCGCGCTCGCTGGTGTGTCGTCCACCACGGCACCGGCGAACGAACCCGGGCACGTCGCGCTGACCGTCACCCCGGCCCACACTACGATCGTTGTCACCACCTCAACCTGTGAGCTCACTGCAGCCTCAGCCGTCGTCGCGATAGGAGCAACATGAGCGATCAACTGGACCTCATCGGCCGCTGGTTCGTCGGCAAGAAGCTGACGTTCTCCGCAGCGTTCTACGCCGAAGAAACTGGGGCGCTCACGGACCCCACGACGGTGAAGTTCATCACCCGCAACCCGGCGGGCACCGAGACCGTGTACGTGAACGGCGTCGCCTCGGAGGTGACCAACCCATCGGTCGGGGTTTACAAGTTCGCGATGCCGCAACTCACCGCAACCCACATTGGTTCGTGGGGCATCCGTGTCAATGGGACCGGCGCGGTCGTCACATCCGATGAAGCGACGTTCGAGGTGATTACCACCGAGTTCGCGACCCCTCTGCCGTAGCGCATTCTGCGACTCGGCTTGCACTACCATATTTGAGAAGGAGGTGCACTGATGCCCACCGCATACCCATACGAGGTTGGCGCCGACCCGCAGTTCGATGCGTTCCGCGCCAAGTACGACTTCACCAAGACCAACTCGCAAGCCGATGCTGACGCCCGCCGCGCGAAGGTGGACGAGGACTACAAGGCGGCGCTCAGTTCGCTGGCCGACCAAGGCAAGTACGGTCGCCGGAACCTCACCACCAACATGCTCGAGCGTGGCGTGTTCAAGTCGGGGGAGACGAATCGTCGTGCCGCAGAGCTGGAAGCAACGTTGTTGCAAGGCCAGTCGGCGGCGGACGCTGCGAAGGCGAACGCGTTGGGTCAGGTATCGACCGACCTGCAGCGGGCGATGACTTCGCTCGATCTGGACTGGGAGTCGGCGTACTCCGATGCGCTGTCGCGTGTCGCTGATGAGGGCGCCAACTCCAACGGTGGTGGCGGCGGCGGTGGCGGTGGTGGTGGCGGTGGTGGTGGTGGTACGACTCAGCCGGCCCAGGTGCGTCAGCAGTCGTACCAACCCTACGTGCCGCCCTCGACGCCGGTGCAGTTGCCGTTCGTGCCCGGTCGCCGGCAGGGGTTCGTGCAGCGTTCCCCGCTGCCGCCCCGCCGCCCGGTGGTGGCGTCCACCCCGCGGATGAGGCTGTCGTGAACCCGGTCCGCCAAGAGGCCATCGCCCGCCTGCTCGGCAACGCCGCGAAGTACGGCGACCGTGGTGATTCGACCAAGACGATCGAGGACTTGCTCAACGGTGTGGACATGGACACTGCCACCCGCGCTCAGGTCGGGTGGGATGCCCGTACCGGGCTGTTGAAGTCGTCGGGCGACACGCTGGTGCAGCAGACCGCGGACGCGTACAAGGCGTTGCGCGACAAGAACGCTGCGCTCCGCAACACGGGCGGTGGCGGCGGTTCGAGCCGCCGGTCGTCGTCGTCCACCGCGCCGGCATTGACGCCGTACACCCCCACGGACAGCAACTGGCTGGACGAGTGGCGGGCCCGGTTCGGCGCGCCTGCCAGCGCACCGCAGTGGCAGGCACCCGCTGTCCGTCAGGCGCCGGCCGGGTACGGCGCGTCGCAGCATCCTGTGCAGAACCGCACGCCGCGTCCCGTGGCGCCACCGAGAATGAGGTTGTCGTGAGCCCGATCCGTTACGCCGGCGGCGCACGCGTCGCCCCGCTGTCCGCCCCTCGCAGTTCGAGCGCGTCTCGCCCGGCGAACGACAGATACACGCGTGCCGTGGCCGAACGTGGTCTCGACGCGGTGCGCGAGCGCCGGCAGTCGTCGCAGTACACGCCGAACAACCAGGCTGACGCGATCAAGTGGCTGATGGACACCGGCTATTCGAGGCAGGATCAGACGGACGGGTACGACGAGTGGGCGCAGTCGCAGGGGTTCCGCCCGCAGGGGTACGACATCGCTGTCGGTCAGGGTGACGGCAAGTATGGCGGGTTCGACACGCTCGGCATGTTGCAAGCAGCGGTCGATGGGCGTGCTGAGATGTCGCGTGAGCAGTCGCGTGGGCAGGCCGATCAGATGTCGGCGCTCGCGGAGCAGTACCTCGCGCAAGCGGAGCAGCAGTACGGGGCGTCGATGGACGGCGCCCGCCGGGGGATGACCGACGCGACCGGCTACTCACCGGAAGGTGCTGGGGCCC